AAGAGGAGAGAGAAGAGGAAAGAGAATAAAAGAGGGAGAACTATGTGTAGCATGATTGTTTAAGGCTATAAGGGCTGGAACATGCTATTGTTCTCCAGGGAGTACCGACGGGTTGACCCGGTTTTCCCTAGGGTAGTCCCAGCTAGTGGGGCATGGTGGTGTAGGCGGGCTCTCTCTAGTATTGCCTTCGCCCCGAGGCAGTAGTCATATTCCTGCTCGGTGAGAGAGCTGAGCACGTCAGGGTGCAAGAGTGTGGAGATGTCCGCAAGGAGGTCGCGAATGGTGAGGGAGAGACGGCCCTGGCGCTGTGAGTGCAGGGTTCGGGCGAGGACGGTGGCGGGATCCTTGTGTATCACACTGTGGAACCGCCACCCGAACGCGCAGGGGTGGTAGGTCCTGAGCGTCTTGAACTCTTGTATGAAGAGGTGTGACTTGGTCCGCCAGAAGTTGGATAAAGGAGCGTCATTGTTGATAGCCACGTCGTCGCCTGAGTAGGTTTGTGGGGTCCCAAGAGGTATGTCGTAGCGGAGGTTCTGTATCACCATCTCGAGCAAGGAGTTGAAGGGAAGTGTGTCGGGCCCGCCTGAGAACATCATGAAAGAGATGGCTCCGATGACGCATTCCATGCCGTTCTTGTATGCTCGGAACCGTCTCCTCAGTTCCTCGGGGACGTTCAGTCTCTCGAGCAGGTAGTATTCAAAACCTATGCAGGGGGCGTTAACATTGGAGTCCCAGGCCGTGGCATCATCCTCTATGCTGAGCTTTTGAAAGTCCCAGTTTTCCTTGATGAAGCTGGCGAGTTGCTCGTCTGAGTGTCCGGGGTGTAGGTAGATCTTGTGGTGTTGGACGCGTTCTTGGACCTTGTACAAGATGTACATAAAGACGGGTGCTAGATCGAGTGCAACGCGGTGGGCGTGCTCCGTGAGAATCTGGCCGGCCTTTGCGTCAGAGTGAATTTTCCCGATCTTCTTGATGATTTGCTGCTTGATGAGGAGGAAGGTCCAAGCTTCACTGAGGGAAGGGTCGGTCTTGTAAGACTTGGACTTGTTCAGATGCAGGTCCTTTTCAAGAAGGTTGTTCCAAGATCTGTCCACGCGCAATTTGAAGAATTCTTCGTCCCAAGGAAAGGTCTCGGGGCCGATTAGCCTCTCAAAGCTGGAGATGAGGGCTTGGGTCCCGACAGATGACATCAAGAGCTCTAGTTCCGGGTCTCGCTTCCTCCACTTGATTCTCTTCTGGATAGCCCATGTGATAAGTGTTGGGTCCTTGGACCGATGGCGGAGGAAGAGCTGGGTGGCGTGGTCGGTGTCGTCGATTTGGTCAGTGGTTAGCCCGTTTATGATTGCTTCTCGCTGTTCCTTGGTCCTGGGCTCACCAAAGAAGAACTGTGAGTTCGCAGCAGCGGAAGCTGGGTCAAAACCCTGCTGGACGGGGACCGTGGGTTGGAGCTCGTTCAGAGGCTGTGAGGGGGTGGGTGGGTTGTCGGGAATGGACTCTGTTCCAGGGTACTCAATGTGCTCGGGGGTGTCCAACTGGAAGTAATCTGGGGCGAATTCCTGAAGTCTCTGGAGGCGAGCCTGGAGAGTATTGCCCGGGGGATTTGGAATGGTCAGCTGTGGCTCAGACTGGACCGTGAGTTTTGGGGCTCCGCGCCCGACTAGCCTGTTGAGGTCGCTGTTCAATGGGTCGCGAAGGCTGTTGGGTAGCTGGGTGGCGCGGTGTTGGATCGAGGCCTGTCGGAGCTGGGTGAAATTCAGATTGATCAGAGCCTCAGCGAAGCCCCCACGCCGTGGGCGGAGTTTGTCCTTCTTGTCGGCTCCATCTACAAGGTAGACATCGAAACCCCTGCTGCTACGAGTGATTGCCGAGTAGAGTTGGCCCTCGGTCTGCAGGCAGGAGAACTTGTTGATCAGGAGCACGTACCGGCGGTCGGAGTCCCAGCCCTGGGACGTGCCGTAGGTCATGACATGGAATCCGGCTTCCTCCAGAAAGCTGCGAGAAGAGAAATCCGGCACTAGGACGTGGGAGCCTTCTGGGATGTGGGGCAGGTGCTTGGGGAGAGGGGCGCTGTTTCCGAGGCAGGGATAACCAAGGTAGCTACCGTAGTTGATGGGGAGCCGTCTGGAGAAGTCAAAGTAGGTGTTGCACCTGCTAAGAAGCGCGTCGAGCAGGTTAGTATTGTCACCGACTGCGTGTCCTGAGATGCCGTGCATGGCGTGTCTGCCCTGAAGAGGGTCGCCGTTGAGGATCACCAGTCTCGGCTTGGTGCGGAGGATGAGTAACTCAGCCTCTCCCGGGTACCACTTGCCTAGTTCGTCGATACAGAGGAGGTCGACGTGGCTGGACCCGCAGAGAGCGAGTTCTCGCGTTGGCATCAGAGCGCCGAAGTCCTTAAGGGCAGGATGTTTCTTTTCGATGTTGGCCTTGACTTTGTCGCGGATGCTACTGCTCGGGTACGCGATCAGCCAACGGCCTCGTCTGTCACCGTGGAGATACCTGATGAAGGCGGCAATAGTGGATGAGCTCTTCCCTGACCCAGGTTGGCCGCAGATTAGTTTGGTCCTGAAGGTGGTGCCGTCGTAGAGATCTGCTTCTGCTCGAAGTGAGTCTAGCAGAGCGGAGTGCTTGGGTTTTGGGAGCACCTTGCCGAAGTTCTCAGTTCTCACGTGGCGCACGTAGTCCTTGATCCTTTTCTTGTCCAGTTGTAATGGGAAAGAACCTTTTCCCAAGTACTCCAGAGGATCCTTGCCACAGCGGCAAGGGGTCATGTGTTCCTCCTTGTGAGAATAGTCGGCTATGACCTGGTGAGCGGACGAGAGCTGGGGGGAGCCTATCTCGGTTGTGGTGCCGTCGTTGTTGTGAAGTTGTCCGTATATTCCTAAAGCCTTGTACCAGTTTGAGACCGAAGATAGGGTTGGCATGCGGTCCTGCTCGAGGTGTTCCAGGGCGTCGGTGAGATGGTGAAGGGTAATGGCCTCCATCAACTCTGCCCGGGTCCAACAGAGCTCCTCGAGGACGACCTGCCAGTAGCAGTCGTTCTTCATCGATTGCCCGACGTGTTGGCACTGGCGAACAGGCTCGGTCGTGCTGTGGGGTTGGAAGCTCGCCAGGATATCTTCGGTTTCGGGATCGGGGAAGTCCTGTCCCTGGCCATGAGATTCGGTTGTCTCTTCCCGTAGCCCTTGAACTGGCCTATCTCCACTAGGGCACTCACCAGAGGGTGGACTTGATTCCCGCACCGTCCTGAAGCCTGGGCTGCCGTCAGGGCCGCTTGGCTGTGGCTGAGCTCGTACCGGGCGTGGCGGTCTAGCTCTTCCGCCTCCTGTGCCTTGATCAGTCGTCGGCTCACCTTGATCTGGTTCAGGCACTTCATCTGCCTCATCAGGGTCGGCTTGGCCTCGCAGCCACCCGGGCATCCGGGGCACAATTCCGATCCTGGGGTTGGTGAAGGTGATCCTTGCCTGGGTAGCTCCAAAGTTGTCGCAGTCAAGGACGCAGTCGTATCCGAGCTCTCTGGCTGCCTGGCACGTGCCTGCCCATACCATCTTCTTTTCACAGAAGACAGTGAGGGATCGAAGGGAACACTTCCGAAGCAACTTAAGGGCGTCCTCAGGTCCGATGTTGCCTCCAGCGCTGGGGAGGGCGTAGGAGTTGGTGTTGGCGAGCTGGGCCGGGTGCTCAAGGGCGAAGCTGAGGCTGGTCCTGTTGCTGGGACTGATCTTTGAGTCTGGCTGGAGGATGTAGAACTCAGTGAGGGAGGGGTCGTGGACCTGAACCCAGTTGGTGACGGACTCCAGCAGACTCCTTCGTAGCGGGGAAGTTGACGCAAAGTCTCCACGATTGAAGCTCTGTCGTCCCGTGAGCTTGCCGTTCGCGATCTCTTTGGCGCTTGGGCCGCTGAGGGTTTTCCTTTTCCTGTAGTTTTCCGCTGGCTTCGCAGGCCCGAGAAGAGTGAGGAGATTGGTGTGTAGAACCTGGAGGTTCGGGTGGATCTCGCTAAGTGTGTCCAGAAAGCTTGAGACGCTGGATAGATAATGGAGGATGGACACGTGTACAGCTCTAGAAGCAAGGCCCAGGACCACAAGACCAAGTATGTACCACAGGCCAGAGAACGATACCAGGCTGTGGAGATCCGGACGGATTTCGAGTAGAGGAGTGAAGAGCCTGACATGGTCCAGTAAAGACAGATGATAGTAGTAGATAAACATGAGGACCAGAGGAGGCACGTAAGGATGGTATTCCGGTACACTCCGGCGATCACCCACGACAGCTGCCACAATCCCAGCAGCAACCTCTCGCACACTAACAAGTTTTGGAAGTCGTTTATGTGCGAGAGAGGGAGCTTGAGTGTAGTCGAGAGGAACCCTACTGGTGTCGAGAGACATAATGAACCTCCGTCTCTCGAGTCGCCGGAGACCCACCAGGACCTGGAAGGTCTTTGGGCATTGGACAGCCAGGCGGAGGGGGCGGATAAGGCGGTTACGGCTAAGAATATGCCACCAGCGCTGAATCGGATACAGCTCCGGTAGAACCTCTCTGTAAGCACTAGCTTCAGCCAGGCTTGCATTAACCGCAAGGACCAATTGTCGGGGTGTGCAGTCCAGATGCTCTTCAGAGCAGATGGCAACTGCGCGAGCGAAGAGTTGTGGCAGACTAAAGCTGCCTGCTTTGAGAATGCTCTTGTCCAGTTTCTCAAGGAGTTTGCTAGGGACGAGTTGTTCCGAGGAGTGAAAGGGAGACCAATAATCAAGGACCATTGTGTGTTTCCCGGTATTGAACCACCGAGTTTCCTTATCGTGAACCTGGCCCCGGTGTAGTAGGATGATGTGATGCGCATAGAAACTGGCAACCAGGTGAACTGATATATGAGTATCCCCTCTGCTGAGCTCGCTCGTTGAAAGAAAGGCTCGAGCAGAATGGGGTTGCCGGTAACCACCTTCTTCGTGGTCGTCAGGAAAGAAGTCAAAGTCTTCCCCACGATCAACGAATGTATAGGCCGTTGGATGCAGAGGGGGCTGGGACGCAAGAAACTCGGGAGGATAGACCAATGTTGCGTACACTCGCTGTAGGACAGGGTTGCGCTCAAATAGTTCGAGAGCGTCCTCAAGGAGCGCGTTGTGCAGAGAGTCATGAATGAAGCCGTCCTCCACGTCAACCTGAGGCCAAGTTTCGCACTGTCCAACGTCGTACCTAGCCAGGTCCTTTGGACAGGCGATGATGTTGGAGATAACGCTCCGAGGATCGAAGAAGCGGCTAGCTTTATGTCCTTTGATTGAGAAGAGAGCAACCGGCCGGTCTTTGACGAAATCAGAGACAACGCTGAGGGTGTGGGACTCGATTGCTGCGGATACCGGGTGTGGATGAACGATGCCACCGAATGGATCAGTGAGGATACCGACTCGTTCGAGACAGGATACCTGTTTGGCGTCGAGAAGAAAGTGGCTGGTGCATGTTTTCCGAAGGTTCCTGTACGAGTCGAGAGCGTCCTGCTCAATGACGTAACGGTTGTCAGAGCCAGCAACGGTAGAAAGAAGCTTAGTAAGAGACATAGTCGCATGTTGTAGGTTCTGCTAAACGGCAAAACACCTAGGGATTCCTGGCTCACAACCTTAGTCGGCCCTGGATTTACCTAGATCTTG